ATGGAACATGGTCGTATCAAATTCAATGAAGACGAAGATTGGGATGACTTCCAAGATCAGTTAGTAATGTTTCCCACAGCAGGGGTTCACGATGACTTGGTAGATGCTCTGTCCTACGTCGATCAACTTGCTGTCACATCTTATCAACAAGACTACGACGAGGACGACTACGAAGTCCTTGATCCTATAAGCGGCTATTAAGGAACACTATGGCTACTAAAAAGAAGAAAGACCCTAGGCTTGAGAAGGCTGGCGTTGATGGCTACAACAAGCCTAAGCGTACTCCTGGACATCCTACCAAAAGTCACGTAGTAGTTGCCAAAGAAGGCGATCAAATCAAGACTATCCGTTTTGGTCAACAAGGTGTTTCTGGCTCTCCCGAGTCTGAGGATGAAACAGAAGCAGAACGTAAACGCCGTGAAAGCTTTAAAGCTCGACACGCTAAAAACATAGCCAAAGGTAAGATGTCTGCTGCTTACTGGGCTGATAAAGTAAAGTGGTGATTATGGCTGAAGAAGAATACAAAGACTCCCAATTCGAGGAGCCGACAGAAGCTGAGAAGGAGTTACTTGACTTCGTTGTCCAGCATACTGATCGTTGGCGTGACTGGCGTGACGCTAACTTCATGGATCTCTGGATGGAATATGAGCGGATCTTCCGTGGCATCTGGGATCCTCAAGACAAAACCCGTGAATCTGAGCGTAGTCGTATCATCTCCCCTGCCACTCAGCAGGCTATCGAGACGCGCCACGCTGAAATCATGGAAGCTATCTTCGGTCAAGGTGACTTCTTTGACATTGAAGACGACATTCGTGATGTAAACGGTAACTCCTTAGACATTGAAGCCCTCCGAGCACAGCTCATGGAAGACTTCAAGAAGGACAAAATCAAGAAAGCTGTCGATCAGATTGAGCTGATGGCTGAGATCTACGGCACAGGCATCGGTGAAGTCGTTGTCAAGACCGAAAAAGAGTATCGCCCCGCTACACAGCCTATCCCTGGCGTTGCTAATGCAGCCGCTATCGGTGTTGAAGAGGCTGAGCGAGTAGCGATTAAGCTCAAACCTGTCAATCCTAAGAACTTCCTGATTGATCCTAACGCTGATTCTATCGAAGATGCGATGGGCATTGCCATTGAGAAGTATGTCTCGATCCACAAGATCGTTGAAGGCATCGAAAAAGGCATCTACAAGAAGGTAGACATTGGTTCTACATACGAAGATCAGTCCTTAGAGCCTACTCAAGAGCTGTCTCAGTATCAGGATGACAAAGTTAAGCTCATTACTTACTATGGTTTAGTGCCTCGTGAGTACCTGACTGACGGTGAAGAGGTCGAATACGAAGAACTTTTCCCCGAAGGCTCAGAAGCTGACGACTACTGTAACATGGTTGAAGCCATTGTCGTTATCGCTAACGATAATCTGCTCCTAAAAGCTGAAGAAAACCCCTATATGATGAAGGATCGTCCTGTGGTGGCTTACCAGGATGATACTGTCCCTGGTCGTTTCTTTGGTCGAGGAACCGCAGAGAAGGGCTACAACATGCAGAAAGCCATTGATGCACAGTTACGTGCTCACTTGGACTCTCTGGCCCTCACAACTGCTCCCATGATCGCTATGGACGCTACGCGCCTGCCTCGTGGAGCTAAGTTTGAGATTAAACCGGGTAAGGCAATCCTTACAAACGGTTCTCCTAGCGAAATCCTCTATCCCTTCAAGTTCGGTCAGACAGACGGTAACGCTGCTCAGACGGCTCAGAACTTTGAGCGTATGCTTCTCCAGGCCACAGGCACTGTTGACAGCGCAGGGATGCCCTCTAATGTGCCCCGTGACGCTACCGCAGGTGGTATGTCGATGGCGATGGCTGGAATCATCAAGAAGTACAAACGTACTTTGACGAACTTCCAAGAAGATTTCATGATTCCTTTCATTCAGAAGGCTGCTTATCGCTATATGCAGTTCGATCCTGAGCGTTACCCCTCTGTGGACATGAATTTTGTGCCTACAGCTACTCTGGGTGTGCTTGCTCGTGAGTTTGAACAGCAGCAACTGATTGGTTTGTTACAGACACTCGGCCCGAATACGCCTGTTCTTCCTTTGATTCTGAAAGGGATCTTACAGAACAGCTCTCTCAGTAACCGTGGCGAGCTTATCCAAGCCCTTGAGCAGATGTCTATGCCTGATCCGCAGGCACAACAGGCTGCACAACAGCAACAACAGATGCAACTTGCTCTGGTACAGGCTGAATTGGCTGATAAACAATCCAAAGCACAGAAACAGTCCGCTGAAGCTCAGAAAGCTCTGGTTGACGCTCAAACTGCTCCTCAAATTGCTCAAGCTAAGATTATCGGTGCATTATCGACCAATCTTAACGAGAACAACGAAGGTCAAGACTTTGAACGTCGCCTGAAGTTGGCTGAGTTGGCTCTGAAACAAGAAGATATTCGCTCCAATGAGCGCATTGCAACGCTTCAGACACGAGCCAAGCTTATCAAATAACTAACACAACCAAGGAATAACCTATATGGCTCCTGATTTACAAAAATATTACGAAGATCAGTTCTCGATGATGGCTACTCAAGGCTGGGCAGACATCATTGAGGACTTTCAAAGGTTAAAAGCAAGTATTAACGATGTGACATTGACTACGGACACACAAGATTTATTTTACCGTAAAGGTCAATTGGACATCTTAGACTTGATTTTAAAGCGCAAAGATACGTGCGAAAAGGTATATGAGGAGCTTCTCAATGAGCAGGGAGACCTGCGATGAAGAGAATGTTTGACTTCCTATGCCAAGACGGTCACGAATCTGAGCGTTTGGTTGACGACAGCATCAGGACTATTGAGTGTCCTGCTTGTGGTAAGGATGCTAATCGTCTAGTTTCATCTCCGCAAGTTAAGCTGGAAGGGTTCACTGGAGCTTTCCCAGACGCTTACGACAGATGGAGCAAAGTAAGGGCTGAAAAGCTCAAACAAGAGCAGAAACGTAATGCTGAATAAGCACGTTCTGAATTTATTATTAAATCCGCAACAAAGTGAGGACTTCTCGCTGCGCTGCGATATATCCTGTAATCCAACACGGACAGGGAAAGGTTAGGTATGGCTTTAATTGACAACGAAGAACTGACTCAAGATAGCATCAGCGAGTTAGACGCAGAAGAACAGAAAACTCAGGAAGTTGAGCAGACTACTGAGGAACCTAAATCTGTAGAGATTCCCGAGAAATACAAGGGCAAGAGTCTTGAGGATATTGTGAAGATGCACCAGGAAGCTGAAAAGCTCATCGGTCGTCAAGCACAAGAAGTTGGTGAAGTTCGGCGCTTAGCTGATGAACTTTTGAAGCAGCAACTCTCCAGCAACAAGAAAGCTCAACCAGAAGTACAAGAAACACAAGAGATCGACTTCTTTGAAGATCCGAAGACAGCGGTTCAGAAGGCTGTGGCAACACATCCTGACGTTCTTGCAGCAAAGCAGGCAGCACAGCAGTTAAAGGCTATGCAAACGCAGCAGCAGTTAGCTACTAAGCACCCTGACTATGCTCAAGTCGTTCAAGATGGTGAGTTCATTGAGTGGGTTAAAGCATCACCCTTGCGACTGAATATGTTCGCAATCGCTAATGCCCAATATGACTTTGCCGCAGCAGACGAATTACTGTCTACGTTCAAACAGATCCGCACAGCTAAGACAACTCAGACTCAAGAAGCTGGTAAGCAGGCGCTTAAACAGAACTTGAAGGCTGCTTCTGTCGATGTTGGCGGTACTGGTGAATCCTCGAAGAAGGTTTATCGCCGTGCCGACCTTATCCGGCTACGTATGAATGACCCTGCACGTTATGATGCCCTCCAAGATGAGATTATGGCAGCATACGCAGAGGGTCGAGTTAAGTAAATAATTTATTTTCAATTTAATCTACAGGAGATTTAAAAATGGGTTTAGGTACCAATCACGTTACTACTACGACTTCCGCAACGTTTATTCCGGAAGTCTGGAGTGATGAAATTATCGCAGCTTACAAGAAGAACCTCGTTGCTGCTAACCTCGTTAAGAAGATGAACTTCAAGGGCAAGAAAGGTGACACCGTTCACATTCCCGCCCCCACCCGTGGCGACGCTTCGGCTAAAGCTGCTTCCACCCAAGTGACCCTGATTGCTGCTACCGAGTCTGAGAAGACCGTGAGCATCAACCAGCACTGGGAATACAGCCGCCTGATCGAAGACATCGTTGAAGCTCAAGCTCTGGCTTCGCTGCGCCAGTTCTACACTGATGACGCTGGCTACGCTCTGGCTAAGAAAGTTGATTCCTTTCTGGTGCAACTTGGCCGTAAAGCCAACGGCGGTGATGGCACTGAT